GCAAATATCATCCTGTAAGCAATGGATTTCAAATAATAGAATTAATATAATGCTGTCGGAGCAACAAGCGGATAAATTAGAATTCCCAGCTGTTACCATAGAATTAGGCTCTGTTGACGAAAAAATGGATATGCGCCATTTAGCGGATCTCAGTACTGAGGCCGTAACACTATACCCTAATACGATTAATAAGCCGATAGCGTATCTTGTGCGGCCTACTGCGGGTTCATACGATCCCACTACGGGTACATTCACTTTTGCCTCTGCCGTAGACTTAAGCACTATTGTTCCTGGACAAGTTCTAGTGGATCCTTCTACTGGTAATGGCTATGTGATTAAAAGTGTTAAATCGGCAACTGAAATCGGCCTTCTATTAAATCTGACGCTTAGCGCCCCAACTTATGCTATTATTCCACAATTTCAAGCCTATCAGGCGAGAGTCGGGCATGCTTTCATGCAAGAAAATTATTCTGTTACGTGTCATGGAATGGACCAACAAACAACGCTTTGGCTTCATTCTATTGTTATGTATTTGTTGCTTAGATATAGACAAAGTCTATTAGAAGCGCAAGGCGGTGCCGAAAGCATTATTAGGTCTACTAAAATGTACGCCAATGAGGACTATAGTGATGCTGGACAAATCATATGGTCGAGATCAATCAATTTAAGTCTACAAACAGAATCGCAATGGATCATGCAACCCCATAGGTACATCGAATCTATCTCATTAGGCAATGACGATGGCTTTACGGGCGGAGTTAAAATTATTAGTAATTTAACAGATACGGAAGATCTCTCAACTGTTAATTGGTCAACGCTCAGGGATATAGCGGAGCAGGGCGAATAGCCAATCTTATCATATGGCGAAGACCTATACTCCTAAAGAAGTAGCTATTAAGATCCTTCAGAAATCTGAAGAATTGGCTAAATCCGCGATGGCCGGGTTAACTACTACGAAATTAACCCCAGTTCCAGGCGTCTTGTCGCCAACCCAGTCAAATACGGCCAGTCCAACTAAAGTGGGTAGTCAGGCCGTAGTAAAGCAGGCAAAGGCGAAGAAACCAGCGGGCGCATTAGACAAGCCCAGCGTATTCTATAAAACTGAACAAAATCAACAATTTAAGAAATCAAGTATCCAATCTTTGCATGAGTTTTTAAACAAAAAGAGAAGCAAGAAAAGGCCTTAATCCAATCTTACCTAGATAGAGGATCCACTATGTCCGAAAAGAAATATTCTCCCAAAGAGGCCGCAATTGCCGTATTAAATCGGGCAGCTGAGCTATACAAGAATTCTAATTTGGCTAAAAGCGAAGACCTCAAAAAAGGCGATTGGAAGAAAATTCACGACAAACTTGAACGTGAAGGCTATTCTAAAGAATCTGCTGATAAAATCGATGGTTCCATTAAAGCCAAGCTCGGCAAGGGCGAACTCAAAAAAGACGGCCAAACTCTCGGCGCAGCTATTGGGTTCCCAGGTGCTCCTCCAACTGCTCCTTCCCCAACCCCAATGGGTAAATCTGATGAAATGCAGAAAATGGGTATGTCAGAAGAAAATCCTGATGAAAAGGCCGATGCCGATCTTGGCGAAAAAGTTGAACGAGAAGTTGAGCAGCACGAAGAGCAAAATGAAGATCCCAAACATGAAATGAAGGGACACATCAAGTTAGCTAAGTTTATGGGCCGCATGGAACATAAACGCGGCCAAAAGGCTAAGGAAATGGATAAAGGCGAGACTGGACATGAAAGGGGTGTTCATACCCAAGCTGGTTCGAGAACTCCAGGAATGTCCGAAGCTGGGATGTACAATAAAGCTTCTAAGACAAAAGCAGGTGAAAATAGACCTGCAGTCCTTCAAAACGTTGAAGGATATAAAAATAAAGTAAAAGGCGCTCACGAACAAGTCCTCGATCAAATCCATCAAATGTCCAAACCGAAACTACCTGGATAAATAAATGGCTAAGAATTCTAAACCCAAACAATCTGCTCCAGAACAGCCAAAAACTGCTGCTGCTCAAGTACAGATGACTTTAGATCAATCTAAGGCCTATCGTGCTGCTCTTCATAAGCCAGCCGCTAAGGTTCTAACTGATGCTCAGAAGAGAGAGGCCTTTCGCGTTTGGTGGACTGGTCATAAAAATAAATATGGTAAATCCGGCAAACTTGAATTAGCCCTTTGGATGCACCTCAAAGCTACCGGAATGGATAAGCCCGAAGATTTTGAAGCGGGGATCTTTAATTTTGGAATTAAGAAAGTTAAGTAGGAGATAGTATATGGCACAATTTTTGAATACTCCCTGGATTTCGACCCCCGTACCTGGCGCCTATGTCAATACCACCGTAATTTCGGGTGCTTCTGGCCTAGCGTCTTCGGGCGTTGTCCTCATCATGGGCGAAGCCGATGGCGGCCCTGATTATACCGAAGTTACTCTCGCCAATAACTTTTATGGTCCAACGGCCCTAAATCAAGTTAGGGCTCTTTATGTTGGTGGTCCGATTGTTGATGCTTTCGCAGCTTTGTCTGCTCCTAGCAATGATCCAGATATCGTTGGAACCGCTTCTTCGATTTATATCATCAAGACCAATAAGGGAACGCAGGCTACGGCTTCAGTCCCAGGATATGGCACTTTCACGGCCCTAAACTATGGAACGGCTGGAAACCTTTTCAACTATACGGTTACTTCTACTAATACCGAAGTTCCCCCACAGGTTACTGGAACTACGGTACCAGCTTTCGGCGCTCCTCTTAATGGCGATACTTTCACCATTCGCTTGAATGGTGGGGTGGCTGATGTTATTACGCTAAGTTCTAATAGCGGTGGCGCCTCTCCTTCAGCAGCTCAGACTGCTGCTTCTGCTGCTTATACTAGCTTGGCTGGTCATGGTGGATATGTCATTATCCCATCCGCTCTTGATGGTCAAACCCTAACGGCTGGTTATTATAACTTCACTTCTGGTGCGGCTACTCTAGCGGCTTCCGGTCCTGGAACGTTAACCCTCAGCGGCTCTCCAACTGATGTGTTCGTTATCAAGACGGCGTCTACTCTAACGACCGGTGCTGGTGGTACTCCAACCATTACGCTTGCTGGTGGCGCTCTAGCCGAGAACGTCTATTGGATCGTTGGTTCTTCTGCAACCATCAATTCTGGTTTCACCGGAACCTTCCAAGGTAACATCATCGCGCAAGCAAGTGTCACGGATACACTTGGTGGTACGGTTAACGGCTCACTCATTGCTCTTACAGGTGCAGTGACTTTAAGTGCTGCAACCAATGTCAACGCTCAGTCAGCTCCTTTACTCGGAGTTGCTGGTGCTTTTGGTCTCTTGGGCGCTTCGGGCGTAACCAATACCGGCGCAACTGTTGTAAATGGTGATGTGGGTTCTTCTCCAACTAACTCTGTTGTTGGTTTCCCACCTGGCGTTGTTAATACGCCTGCTCACGATAATATCGCTGAGTTAATCATTGAACTTAATTCCCTCTTACCTGCGGGCATTACGGCCTCTGAAGGTGCAGCTCCGAACACCGTTGAACTAACGATGGCTGGAAGCGCTTTCCCATATGCTTCTGGTTCTGGTGAGTCTTTTGAGTTGATTGATTCTACTCCTGGTGATCTAGCGGCACTCGGTCTAACTGCTGGCCTATATACTTCTAGCGAAGAGCCAGCCGTTGAAGTTCAGATCATCAATGCGACTGCCGGCGTTAACGAGACTTTCACGATTGCTCCAAATATCGCGATGACGGTTGGTTACAATGGTACGACTGCAACTCTCACGAGCAATGGTACGACTCTTACGACTACGGTTACTGGTGGAACTGGAGCTAATCTATCGATCACTCTAGCTCAGTATACGACGATTAGTCAACTAGCGGCCTTCATTAATGCTCAGCCTGGTTACTCGGCGACGGCGGGGGCTGCAGCGACTTCATTGCCAACGTCTGCTCTGGACCATGTTGTGGCGATTGGCATCAATTCCACGACCGGCGCTCAACCAGGCCGAATCAAAGATTCTGTCTATGCGTTTCAGCAGGCCATGAATACCTCAACGGTTCTAGGGTTTACTGCCACGGCGACTTCCGGTCTCCCAGTTCCTGGACCTTTAGTATACTTGGCTGGCGGAACGCTTGGACCAACGCTTGCGATCGATATCGTAAATGCTATCGCTCAGATGGCTGGTATCAACGTGAACATCATTGTTCCACTATTCTCCCAAGATGCCACTAAGGATATCGCGGCTGGGAATACGGATCCAGCTTCTACGTACACAATCGCTGCGATCAATGAACTCCTAAAGAGTCATTGCATCGAGTACTCAACGCCTACACTCAAGCGCAACCGTATGGCCATCTTGTCGTACAATGACACGTATGCAAACTGCAAAGCGCAAGCTCAGAGTTTGGCTTCGTATCGTTGCTCAATGACATTCCAGCAAGTAACACAGGTTAATAGTGCTGGTGTGAATCAGCTATTCCTACCATGGTATGCTTCATGTGTGGCAGCCGGCACGCAATGTGGTGGTTTTTATAAATCGATCTGCAATCATCTTGCAAACATCGTTTCGTTTACTAATCCAGTTGGATATGACTCTGGCGATCCAGCGGATGTAGCGGATGCAATCATTGCAGGTATGCTAAGTTTGACTCAAAATACCTCCGGGATTCTATGGACCTCGGACCAATCCACCTATGGCCTCGATTCAAACTTCGTTTATAATTCAATTCAAGCCGTTTATCTCAGTGACATCCTAGCGTTAGACCTAGCTCAAAGTTTCCAAACGGCCATTGTAGGCAAATCAGTAGCAGATGTTAGTGCAGCTTCTGCTCTCAGCTTCTTACAGCAACGCTTTGATTTCTATAAGAAATTAAAAATGACGACTACCTCAAGCGACGCGCCATTGGGCTACAAGAACGCGAGTATTACTATTTCAGCCCCCACTATGACCGTAAATGTGGAAGCGAAGTTAACTACTTCGATTTACTTCGTGGCCATTAATTTGTCACTCAGTGCTGTTCAACAGTCAGCAAGCTAAGAAAGTTAAGGAGATAATTTATGGCTATTAGCCCACAAGCAAGCAAGGTCGTAACAGGCGGAAGATCTGTAGTATCCATTGATCAGGGGAATGGGCCTGTAGTTATTGGTATTTTTGATAGCTGTACTGTCAGCGAAAGCATTTCATCAGAAGATATCCATCTTCTTGGGAGATATTCCCCAGATGAAATTACATTGGTCAGCTATAATGCGGTCACTGTCCAGTGTGCTGGTTTCCGAGTCTATGGATTTGGTGTGAAGATTCTTGGAGCTTTCCCAACGTTGAACGCCCTTCTTGGTCTTGGGCCAGTTACTATTACCGTAGCCGATCGCGAGAATCCAGCAATTCCGATGGCTACTATCATTGGATGTCTTCCAGATACTAATAGTAACTCATTCCAATCACGAGCTACTAGCAAAATCAATATAACTTACAAGGGGATAGCTGTCACCGACGAATCAGATCCAAGTGATGCTGAGGCAGGAGCGGTTTCTCTCCCTTAATTAATAAATAAATCGAATTATTTATTCAAACCCCGTATATTTGAGTATATACGGGGTTTTTTATTGACCTATTCCAAATAGTGTTGTAATCTTATTGGTATGCCAGCTAAATTAACCTATGAAAAAGTAGAACAAATAGTCCTTTCTAGGAACTATTCTTTGGTATCTAAGGAGTATGGGGGATATAATTCTCCTTTAATAGTAACTTGCCCTAAAGGACATCTATGGACTACTACATTAAATATATTTAATGCTGCCAATTG